TCAGTTGGTGCAGGTGCTGCGCGCCATGAGTGCCCCCAGAACGGTCATCACACAGCCACAGTAGTCGATGTTGTCAAAGGTTGGCTCGTCCCCCAACGGATACTTCCTTGCTGCGGCCATCAGGGATCCGTTGCCATAGAGGCGATGTAGGCGGCCATGCTGCTGCACATAGGTCCCGGCCAGATCCGCCTGGTCAAAGATTTGTGCACACATGGCGCGCCGTTCTTCGGGTTTGACCAGCAACAGCGCCCGGGCGACGGATGTCACATCACCGTGTAAGACCGGTCGCATCACGTCAGCACCAAGCGCCCCGGCAGTCCTGCGCCGTATCGGGCTGATATCTGAGCGACTTCGATCTGGTCGCCTGCGATCACCGCATCCGCGACTTGCGCTCCGGCTGTATAGGTCCAGGTCGGAGTGCTTACGAAATACTCACTCAGCAGCGTGGTCCCTCTCAGAATCCGGATACGGTAGGCTTCGCTTTCTTCTCCCAGAGGCACCTCGGCCAGATCCCAGCTATTGCCCTCAATCCGGGTGCGGCGGATCCAGCTGACAGTCAGATCCTCGCCCAGCGCACCGCTTTGGTTCAGGTGGACGGGGCTATAGGGGCGCAAACCATTGCCATCAAATGCCTCAACCAGATGCACATAAGATGGGTCGTCATAGCTGCGCCGCGCTGGCCCGATGCGGTAGTGATGCGTCGTTGCACTGGGGTCAGGTCGGGCTGCACCGCCGAGCCATCCAACAGCACCAGCCATGATCCGGCAGGCCAGACCGCTGGCATCAAGCCATCACTACCCAATTGCCCCCGCAAGCGGGTTCGTAGCAAATAGCTGTCCGGCCCGATCAGCTCTGCCTCCTGAAACTGCATGAGCTCCCAGTTGCCGCTGCTGCCATCGCCGATCGCCACCAGATTGGCACCATTCAGTACCGCCTCTGCATCGCGGCTTTGCAGGCTCCCGTATACCAGCGAGATCTGCAGGTCGTCGCCCATGTCCCAACGCCCTGATGGCGCGGACAATAACGGAGTTTGAGTAACTCCAATGGTCGATCCCGCCGCGATGATCTGATCCAGTGCATAGCTGTCATCAGAGGCCGAGGCGAACAGGGCCACAGTTCCCGGCCAGGGCTGAGCGGTGACGGCCAGATGTGGCGCATGGGGCACCTCATCCCCGCGCATCAGCGGCAGATCCATAAACAGGGGCAGCACCGGTACAGGCGCGGAAAAGGCACTGAGGCCCGGTAGTTCCTCGGCAAGTTCTGACGGGGTATAGACCTCGGGCTCGATCCGCACCGCCTCGGCCAGTTGCAGTTCGGTCTGTTCCAACTGGTCAATCCGGTACAAGGCACCATCCCCTTTGGAAGCCCCGTCACTATCCGGCAGCCGCACCACATCACCAGCGCCCAGCGCAATGGCCGATGGTGGTAGGGCAAATTTCACAGTATCCCGCGCCACGCGCGCTTCAGTCAGCCAACGCTCTACCACTTGCCGTGCTTCGGTGCGGGTCAGGGCCATGGGCAGGTCGGTCTGGCTCACCGCATGGGTGGCCTGATCCGGCAGCACCGCCTCTTCGCTGACCACGTCGTGATCCCCCCCGGACAACACAAAGCGCAGCCGTACCCGCCCGACCTGCTCGGCCTCGCTTTCGCGTGTCTGTTCTCTGTCCCCCTCCAGGTCATTACTGATTGCCAGCAGTGTGGGGTCCAGATCCACTGCACCCTGACCATTGCGCAATTGGAACAGCAACACGCCGTCCCGTTCGATCGCATCAAAGCCATGCCGCAGCATCAGGGGTTGCAACGCCGCACGGGCATCGCTCACATCCGTTACCGCATACCCCCGCACCACACCATGTAGCTGCGAGACATCATAGCTATCCCTACCCAGCCCAGCGCATTCACAGATCTCACTCACAACCGAGGCTAGGGTGCGTTGCCCAACCCTCCCGTTCAGCCAATGCCCACGGGTATAGTTGTCTCCATCACTCCACAGATCCAGCGCATTTGGAAACACCGGATAGGCGCGCGTGTCCCAGGCCCAGACATAGGCGTTCGACATATCCAGCATTGGCGCACCATAGACATCCGACACGGGGTTATTGTCGGCCTGCCTCCAGTGCCCCAGCACTGCACGCAGGTATTGGATCTGGATCAGGTCATCACGCAGCCCGTTCGAACCTCTGGGTAATTTCGACTCCGAGCTCTTTGGATCGAGAAACTTGTTGGGCTGATTGGTGCCTTTTTCAATAGCCGCACAGCCCAACTCGGTGAACCAGATCGGTTTACTCTGCGGCTCCCATGGGGTGGCGATCGCCTGTCTCACTCCGCCAATACGTTCATGGTGATCATTCCCCCACCAATTACGCAGGTCCTTATAGCGCCAGATCCAGTGCTCACTATGGGCGGTGTCTTCTATCGGGGAACGGATCTGTGCCGCCTCGGCCTCGGGCGAGTGGTAATACCAGTCATAGCCCTCGCCCCCCTGTACGTTGCCGTCCAGATAGGCCGGGTCATAGATACTGGGCACACCTGCTTGGGCGTCCAGATGATCCTCACCCTCGCGCCAGTCAGACAGTGGCATGTAATTATCAATGCCAATGAAATCGATATTGTCATCCGCCCATAACGGATCAAGGTGGAACAGCCTGTCGCCTTCAGGGGTATTATAGCCAAAATACTCTGACCAATCGGCCGCATAGCTGATCTTGGTCTCTGCCCCCAGCAACGCACGGGCCTGTGCGGCAAGATCAATCAGCGCCTGTACAATGGGAAAGCCACCAGCACCACGGATCTGGGTTAACCCACGCAGTTCCGATCCGATACAGAACGCCTCTACCCCACCAGCAGCGGCACATAGCGCTGCATAGTGCAGGATAAACCGCGACAGTGACCATTCCTCTGGTCCGCTATAGCCTACAGTCCCGTCGCCAATGGTGAAATCTGCGGCTGTCACTGTCCCTATGAAACTAGCGACCTCGGCATCCGCCAGCGCAGTCCCGTCGGGCGAGCCAACACGTCCCGGAGCCTGCGATAGGGTGATCCGCCCCCTCCACGGTAGATGAGGCTGGTCACTGGCATCGCTCCACGGGTTGGGCAGGCCGTTATTCGCCTGCTGGTCCATTAGGATAAACGGATAGAACATCACCCGCCGCCCCTGTCCGCGCATATGTTGAATCGCCTCAACCACCGAGGCGTCCGCAGGGGTGCCGCCATAAATCGGCCGGTCATCCTGTTGCGCCACGGGTTGCGCAGTACCGCGTGTCAGGCCTGACACGGTCCAGGGCATATTCCCTGCCTCGGTATCCGTCTGTTCGACCTTGGGTCGTAGGGTACATTCGCCGCACCGCAGATCATCGCCAAACCAGCACACAATCAACGAAGCCGCATCACAAGCGGGCAACTCATTCTTAAGCGCATTCATCGAGGCCAGAAAGTCTGTCTGCCCCGTAGGCGCATGACTGTTGGCCACCCTGCGCCTGTCCTGGTCCATGGTCGTAGTGCACTGGGGTCGTCGCCAATGCATATTCGCCACTACCCGGAATCAGCGCCACACCACGGATCAACTGGCCCAGATCATCCTGATAGCTGGCACTGTCGGGTTGTTCCGCACGGATCACTTCAAACGAGAACTGCGGCACCCGATTGCCATAAGGAGCAAGGGGCAGATTCTCGAACACCACATAGGCAGTGCCGCGATAGGCCGAGACTTGGTCGGCGCCTTCAATGGCAGACATCACCGGATCCGGCTCTTGATCCGGCGTCCCTCGGTGCAAAGAAAAGTTCAGGTCTGACAGCACCAGCTCTTCGCCATCCGCCCAGATCCGTGGCACAGCCGTTATCTCTCCCTCGCAAAGCGCAATCGCCAAGGACACAGAGTAGCTATAGCTGGTGGTCTGCGGCTGGGATGGTGCCCCTTTGCCGCCACCGCCACTCACGGTCTTGCTCTCTTGGAACTGCGAGGCCCAGATCACCTGGCCGCCAACCCGCATCCGGCCATAGACCTGCGGGATCGGGCTGCCTTCGCTGGCGTCCGTCAGACGAAACCGCTCGACCTTGCCGGTTTCCACCGCATCCGAGCCAGCCCCAAGCAGCCGAGCATCGATCACCCGACCAAGGGTAGCCCCCACAGCACGGCCAATTGCAACCGAGGACAGCCCGGCAAGGGTCCCCCCAACCGATCCACCCAGTGCAGCGCCTGCTGCTGACAAAAGAATGGTTGCCATCAGGCTGTCTCCTCAGGAAATTGGAACCGTGCCACGATGCGCCGTTGCCAAGGCGCGCTCAGCGGGCTTTCGAGCACCCCATGGCCGCTGTAGGCATGGATAAACTTTGAGGCTGTTCTTGCCCGGCCAACTGGCCGGGCAGCGCCTGACCTTCCCCCCGGGAAGGCGCTTTGCACCTCCCCAAGTTCAAGCGCGACCCTCTGCGTTAACATGCCAACACAAGACTGCACCCCAAGATGCTTGGCCACCGCACCATCCCGCATGCGAAACAGGATCACATCACCCACAGCCGCCTGATCCAGCGGTTTTGCCACCAGATGGCGCAGCGCCGCTTGCCATAGCTGTTCCTCGCCCTGCGGTTCGGACCAATCCATCGAATAAGCAGGCACCTGTTCCGGTTCCGCCCCAACCAACTCACTCCAGATCCCGCGCACCAACCCCAGACAATCACAACCACCGCCTTTGCACGCCGCCTGATGCACATAGGGCGTGCCAATCCAGCCACGTGCAGCGGCGACAACCCTGTTCCCATGCGCGGTCATCGTCGACTGCCACCCGTATTGACACCGCTCTGCTTGGGCACCGACATCACCCAATCCTCGCCCGGGATGTCAGGAAACCCCTGATTGTTGATCAAGTTGTTGAACTTCAAGCGACAGGTCTCCATCCGCTTGTCACAGCCCGCCTGCAAACGCAGCATATCTCCCGGCATGACCTCGGCCCCTATGGGCTGCCACAGCTCTATCACCCGGCTCGCCCCGTCATCGCGATCCTGCTTGATCACACCGCGCAACCCTTGGGCGGCCCCTGACAGCACCTCTAGCTGACCACGGGCAAACCAGCCCGGCTCAAACCCCGCCAGATCCTGCCAGCGAAATTCCTGCCCTCGCTCCACCTGTTCCACCGGGACCTCTTCTCGGTAACCGGGCGTGTCCAAGGCAAAGCGGCAGGCACTATCGCCCAGCACCGCAGTACAAGGTTTCTGGTACACCCGCCCCAATGGCCGGTTCAGCGCATCACTCAGCCCCCGCAGTTCCGCATGAAAGGCACCACCGGCGCGACGCAGCTGGCCAATTGTGCCGCGAAACATCAACCTGCGTACCGAGACATCTGCCCAGTTCACCTGCCAGCAGCGCACCTCGGCCCCATCAAACCGCCCCGCATCAATATCCGCCTCGCGTACCGAGGCATCGCTAAGGCCGCCTATCGCCTCGGTATTGTCCACTGATAGCCCAGTGGCCTGTTGCAGTGCCAAGGCAGTCAAACCGGTGCCGGCCTTAAAGCTGTAGCCGTCAAAAGCCAGTGACTGGTCATGATCGGTGAAGCCAAAAACCACGCCGTCGGTTCGGGTGATCGCCCAAGCCCGGCACAGTGTGGTTAGCCCGCTTTGCACATGCGCCCGAAACGCCGGTGACAGCGCCGCCATCAGACCCGCACCTCGACCACTGGCACATTGGGTACATCGCCCGCCTGAAAGCTAGCGACACTGGTTTGAATGCGGTCGGTGTCAAACCGCACCGGCACGTCAAACTCGAACCCCGCAACGATGGTTCTGCCTTCCCCTGGGGGATGGGAAAACGTCACCTGCCCCAATGCTTCGTCCAGAGTGAAATCCACATCGGCGCGCAGCTCATCCTGATCAATGCCTATGTGCACAGACCCAATAACAGGCTTGGAAATCGGCCGTTGATAGCTGAAACTGCCGGACCGATAGGTTTTGCACAGTTGAAACGTCATCGTGCTGCCATCACCGGTTCCAACCACCTGATCGTCGAATGCGACATCAGCGGTGGCACGGGCGGATTTGAAGTCGGACCAGTCTTTCCAGCGAAACCCATGCATCTGACCGCGCCGGGCCTCGAAAAAGGCGATCAGCACTTCGATGTCATCCAGCGACCGCAGGCCGAGCCCGGCATCATAGCGTCGGCGCGAATGCGCCCAGGGCGTGTTGCGCTCTTCAAACCCATTGGCCAGCGTCACCACATCAGTGCGCCGTTCTGGCCCACCGATAGAGCCAAAACTGAGACTGGCGGGAAATCTTACCTCGTGGAAGTTCATGATTGCGGTCTCATGTTTCCCTTTGACCCGGCAACGCCGGGTCGCGCCTGACCTTCCCCACGGGAAGGCGCTTTGCACCTCCCCAAGGTCAGACGCGACCCTGTGTATTCAATAACTTAACGGTTTCTATTCCCACGCCCCAAGGCCCGGCTCATCTGTGCCGCGATCTGCCCCTGACTGCGCGCAAAACTGTGCACGTCCGGAGTGGTGACATTCATCACCACTTTGACCCCAGCCCCACCGCCACTGCGCACACCCAGCGATCCATCCGGACTACGCGCTAGCGGTAGGATCGCCTCGGGACCGGCCTCGCCCATCAGGCCAGTGCCACCTCGAATCGGGAAACTGGTAGCACCGCTAACCACACCACCACGGGCAAAGGGCATCACCCGCCCCTGGGAAAACGCAGCACCATCCCCAAAGGGCAGCAAACCACTGACCAGCTGCGTCACCCCATCTGCCAGCACGCCGCCCACATGGTTGGTCACTGGCTTGATTGCAGCGTTATAGGTGGTCTGGATCATTGTGCGCGCCACAGTTTCCAGCGCATCGGACAGTTTCATACCGTCAAAGACCACCCCATCAAAGGCCCGCCGCAGCCCCTTGGACATACCACGTTCCAATGTCGCCGCATCTTGCCCGGTGGCCGCAAAGGCCTCACGCACCCGGCGCAACTCGGTGTCAAAGGTCGCCGCCATGCCGGCTGCATTGCTTAGCGCCTCGCCCAGACCTTCGCTTTGCAGCTCAAGATCTCCAATTGCCTCGTGATCACTCATCACTGTCTCCTGTCTTGTCGGGATAGGCCTGCATCAGGGCATCCAGCCCGGCGCGCCCCATCGCAGACTGGCCAGCGTCGTGCCCTAGCATCAAACGCAGCTCTGCCGGGGTCAGTTGCCAGAAATCGTGCGGTGACAACCGCAGGCCCAACATCCCGGCTCGCATCATTGCAGGCCAATCCAACTGGCTCATGGCTGTTCCGGGACCATAAAGGCCCGCGCCAGCAGTTCCGCCGCTGCCCGCGCCGCCGCCATCGGCCCGCCATCGATCTCGGCCCTTGCCAATTCATCAGGCGACATCGAATTGCCACCGCCCTGCAAGCCGACCCCGATCAGCGCCATGATGTCTGCAGCCGAAAACCCACCGTTTTCAAACCGTTGCACCAGATCAACCAGCGAACCCGCGGAAAGGGCCTGTTCCAATTCAACCAAGGCGCCCAGGGTCAGTTTCATAACCCGTGGGTTACCATCAATCACCAGCGTGACCTCTCCTGTCCAGGGATTGGCCATGTGCTAAACGGCCGTAAAGATCAGCACGCCGGCACTGGCCAGTGACAGCTCATAGGTGGCCTCGCCATTGTGGCTGCCGGCATATTCCAACGCAGTGACCTGAAACGCACCCGCGACGATACCAAAGTCTGGGATAATCACCTGAAAATCCGGGGTTTCACCGTCAAAGAACAATTGCCGCGCCCGTTCATCCGATCCCGCATCGCGAAACACACCAGAGCCTGAAATTGATGCGGACCTGACCCCAGCACCGGCCAGCAGCTCGCGCCAGCCGCCCTGACTTTCCAGACTGGTGACATCCACCGTTTCCGCATTAAAACTGACCCGCGTGGCGCGCAGCCCCGCAAGGGTTTCGAACTGGCCGTCCCCGGTCATATCCACTTTGACCAAAAGGTCTTTGCCGTTTTGGGCTGTCATCGCGCTTCTCCATTGCTTCCAAATCACTGCACATCATTTTCAGATCGCCCGGCACCGCCGGGCAGCGCCTGACCTTCCCCCGGGAAGGCGCTTTGCACCTCCCCAAGGTCAGGCGCCGCCCTATACTCCTTGGTGCTTACTCATCCTCAACCCGTGCCCTAAACCGCAGATCGATCCTGCGACTGCCGTTGCTCATCCGGCGGGCTTGAGCGCGATCAAACCAAAGGCCGATCAGCGCCCCGCGTGTCAGAGCCATTGGCGCATTGATCAGCCCATCACAAACCGCCCCGGCCAGCTGCTTTGCTGATGAAAATCCGGCGCTATCCGAATGAACTGAAACGATAAACCTGTGCAGCGCACCACTTCCAGACACATCCGACCCATCGCGCACCTCCTCGGTTCCAAGCAGAACATAGGTCTGTGGGACAGTGCCGGTCGGCAGTGCATCATGGATGGCGACTCCCGCCAGATTTGGATCACTGGCCAGATGCTGAAACACAGCTGATTGCAGCGCTGCAGATAGGGCGTAACTCATGCCGAGACCTCCTCTTGTACAAAGCAGGTCAGATAGCGTCCGCTATCATCTGCCTCGGCGACCGCGTGGATCAGGAACAGCCGAGCGCCTTCGCGGAACCGCTGATCCGGTCGTGGGCGACTGGCAGATCCTACTGGTGTAGCCCGCACCGTGATCCGATAGCGTTGCAACGACAGATCCGCGCCACCCTGCACTTTACTGCGCCCCGCAAGTGACTGAATTTCAGCCCAAACTTCACCCAAGCCCTCCCACTCCTCCACAAATCCGCCACTACCATCACTGGCGCGCTGTGGGTCCTCTAGTGTCAAACGGCGGGATAGAACCGGCGTCCTCATTGCATCCGCCCCAGACTAAGCCGAACCACCCGGTAACGTTCGATCAGGCTAGTGACGCCAAACGGCATACAGCCGCCCGACAACCCCGTATCATCCCGGTATTGGTAATAATGCGCCGCCAACATCAGAACCGCCTGCCCCAGATCCGCCGGGAGCGCCCCCCAACCAGCCCCCATGCCTGCGGTCATCGAAATGCGCACCGCTCCACCAGTTGCCACTGTCGGCAACACCCCACCCGAGGCACAAAGCTGTGGCTTTTGACTATCTGCAATCAAACGATACTGATCAGGCGCCAATGTCTGCTCAACCGCATCAGCATCTATCATCACAACCGAGCCAATCGTGGTGACAGGCACCAGCGGTAGCGGCTGGGCCACCGGGTCCTGCCACTGGTGCAAGTTCAGGTCGAATTGGCGTGAAATCAACACCTTGCCGGTCCTTGCTTCTATCGAAGCTACAGCCGCCCGTAGAAAACTGATCAGAACCTCATCCTGCAGGCTGGCTTCTCCAAACCCGGTTCCCAGCCGTAAATGCGCCTTGAACGGCTCCAGCGGCAGCGCGGCTTCGGGCACCGGCGTCTGTTCGGTCAACATCATCACATTACTCCGGAAACTTGCGTCCCCTTGGGACAGAATTGGATACAGCAGGCGCGCATCTCTCTATGCCGCTCGGACGGAGGGGAGCAGCTGGACGACACAAAGAATGCAATACGCGCCTGCCGACGCAGCCGGGCTGCCGACCACGTCATCGGTCAGACCAGTTAGGTCAGGCCGAATTTCAGCAGCTTGATGGCTGCAAAGTCACTGACATCACCGCCAACCCGCTTGGAGGCGTAAAACAGCACATGTGGTTTGGCGCTAAAGGGGTCACGAAGCACCCGCAGATCGGGGCGTTCGGCGATGGTGTAACCGGCGGTAAAGTCACCAAACGCAATCGAGAAACTGTCGCTGGCAACACCGGACATATCCTCGGCCACCAGAACCGGATATCCCATCAGCCGCGCGGGCTCTCCTGCGGCCAGACCATCTGACCATAGGAAGCGACCATCCGCGTCTTTCAACTTACGGATAAGACCAGAGGTCTTTGAATTCATGACAAAAACACCATTAGCTCGATATTCAGCCCCTAGCGCGTAGACCAGATCAACAATGGCGTCACCATCGCCAATTCCACCATCCGTACCTGTCGCGACATAGCCGATGTTACCCCAGCTCCAACTGTCATTCGCAACTACGCCGTGGGTCAAAATACCGGTGGGTTTGTCGATACCATCACCGTTCAGAAACGCCGAAGCCTCAGCCCGCGAGAATTTGTCGGCGATGCGCCCGGCCAACCAGGTTTCGATATCAAAGGCGCTATCGTCCAGCAGCCGCTGCGACGCCTTGGGCAGCGCGCTCAGCTCGTGCAGGGGAATGGTGATCCGATCAATCACCGGGGTTCCGGTTTCCACCGTCGGGTCAGTTTCTGTAGCCCAGCCAGCGCCAACATCAGTGTGATCGATCAGCACATCATACGAGGTCGCCTCTACCGTGACCACGGATGCGATAGACCGGATCGAAGCAGTTGATTGCAACACCGAAGTCACCGTCTCTGATGTCACCGGATCAACCAGATAGCCACCATCACTGTTCACTGCGGTAGACAGCGATTTGCCATCCAGTTGCAGCCCTCGCAGCCCGTCATCTTCACCGGATCGAAGATAGGTCATAAAAGCTTTTTGATGCGGCGCACCGTCATCATTGACAGCAGACAACTACGGACGGGCCGTGATTTGGGTTTTTCGATCCAACATTGTTACTCGCTCTTCGGTCAGTTTCAGTTTCGCCTTGATGTCATCACGGAACCCTTTGAAATCATCTACAAATCCCTCCATGGACCGTGTCACATCATGTATCAAAGGGGCTGCGTCTGCAGTGGCAGACGAAGGAGTGTTCTTGCTCATCTGAGTGTCCTGTTTGGTTAAAATCCTGCCCTGATCAGGGCTTTGCGATCTGGAGCCGGGCCTGTGCCAAAACGGCAGCCAGATCCCGTAGCGCCGATGTCACCGGATCATCCGCCCCCTTGCCCGTAACCCGCGCTGTCGGCAGCATCGGAAAGGTCACCAGCGATACCTCCCACAGCTCTACCTCACTCAGGCGGCGCTCTCCCTTATCGCCCTTGCTGGCACATTTGGTGCGATAGCCTATCGACAACCCGTCAATGGCCCCAGCCGCAATCAGCGCCGCCGCTTCGGCCCCACGGCGGGTCTCCACCAGCAGGCGCCCCTTGACCCAAAGACCATGCTTGTCCTCGCGTACCTCATCCCAAACGCCAATCGGCTGGGCCGGATCATGTTGCCACAGCATCTTGACCTTGCCGCCCCGCGCCATCAGCGCGGCAAGCGAGTTGGCATAGGCACCGGGCATGACCACATCGCCGCTTTGATCAACCTCACCAAACCGGCTGGCGTAACCCTCTATCACCTGGCCTTCGGTCAGGCTAAGCCCCGATTGACAGGCGATAAATTCATGTTCTAGATGGGTTTCTATTTGCATGAGAAACTCCCTTTAACATTCTGTTAACCAACACTTACTGCAGCAACATCAGCGACCTGAGCGTTTGCCCCAGCACCACAGCCGCCACGCCGTAAACCGCAAACCACAACCGGCGTTCCAGTCGCTCCATCATCTGCTCAATCCGTTCCAGCCGCCGGTTCAGGTGCTCGAGTTGCAGCTGCATCAGCCGCTCGTGCGCGGCCAATCGCAAACCCGGCGCGCAATCAAACGGAGGCGGCATACCATCACGCATCCCCGGGCTCTCCTTCCTCTGCCGGCAGACCCAACAGGCGGCGCTTTTCACTGCGGTTCAAAAACTCGGCAGCCGCCACCCGCGCCCATTGCGCATCCCGTTCCGATGACAAGGCCGCCACCTGATCCAGGTCTGGTTTCAATGTCAGTACCGCGCCATCAAACCCCGACAACCAATCTACCAGTGCCGCCGCTACACGCGTTACCAACGGCACCACTGTTAGCCGATAGAAGGCGCGGTGTGCCTCTTGGTAGTTGGCATAGGTCGCATCCCCCTGGATCCCCAACAGCATCGGCGGCACCCCAAAGGCTAGCGCGATTTCCCGTGCTGCGGCTTCCTTGGTTTTCTGGAACTCCATGTCGCTGGGCGAAAACCCCATCGGTTTCCAGTCTAAGCCCCCCTCTAGAACCATCGGGCGACCGGCATTGCGTGCACCCTGAAAATTCGCCTCAATCTCGTCACTTAGACGGCGGAACTGGTCATCTGCCATGCTGCCGCTGCCATCACTGTCCTTCCAGACCAGCGCACCAGATGGGCGCGCCGCATTATCCAGCAACGCCTTGGACCAACGTGAAGCACTGTTGTGCACATCCACCGCCATCGCCGCCGCCTGTAATGGCGATAGGCCGTAATGATCATCTTGCGGGTGGAAACTCTTGATGTGACAGATCGCGGGTCTGGCCCCGGTCAGGCCAAAGTGATGCTTGCGACCGCCGACCTTATAATCATAGCCCATAGGCCAACCATCAGCGCCCGGCACTACCGACATCCGATCCGAGCGCAAGACGTGCAGCTCTAGCGGCAATCCCTGTTCATCCGCCACTGCCTCGACATAGGTATTGCCGGTTAGCAGCAGCTGTCCAAACAGCGCCTCTAGCAGCTCGGCCTGCCCCTGAGCGGCATTTGGCCGGGCCAGCAGCGTCAACACCGGATGCTGCTCAAACCGCTGGACCTGATCCTGCAACACCAGTGGCAGCGCGGCTGCGGCCTCGGCAATCAGTTTAACACAGCGAAACCCAACCGGATTGCCAGCAAAGCCACTGCGGATCATGGATTGACTGTCACGTGGGCTCCAGGCGGCGCTCCCGGCGCCCTGCCAGGCCACCACGCGGGCGGCTGCACTTGCCTTCTGCTCGATAGGCTGTTGTTTGCGCCGAAACACGTCAAAGACCATGACCATTCCTCATTTTCACCTTCGGAGCTGGGGTGCCCCTTTGCTGAAAACAAATATCGTGAATGACAGCTAAGATTTCCGATCCAGACCGTACGGCGGGTGCGCAACACCCTGGCGTCAGACAGCACGGCCCCTGTTTCTTTTTGCTGAAAATACTCAAAAACCGCCCGCCTGAACTGACGGGCGGTTAATTGAAACCACAAGGATTACAACATCCTAAGCCGTGGTCTTTGCAGTATCGATGCGGGCTGAATGATCAGATCATGCAGCGCCCAGACCAAGGCATCCACCCGATCCGGAGAGCCGCCGCCCTGAAACCCTTGCGGGGTCATCTGGCTCATCTGTTGCTCCAAATCGCCCAAACCCGGCAGGTGATACACCCGCGCCTGTTCGTACAGAGCGGCCACCGGTTCGGCGCGCGCAGATTTGCCGCGACTGGCGTGCAAGGATTTGTAGGGCACCAGCGGGTCCACCTGACGCAACACAGTCTCGACCAGTGCGCCGCCCTGGTTGACCTCTGCCACCAAGCGATCTGCACCGAACTCTTGCATCGCGGCAATCGCCGCCTGTGCCCAGACAAGCGGGCCACCCCCCTGCACCGTGCGGTCCGCCAGTACATAGGCACGCCAATCCTGCACAAGGCCCTGCAAGGCGGCCCCGACAACCACAATACCACAAGCATCCGAAGCCTTGCCCGCGCTGACAGCCGGATCGACAGCCACCACAACCCGGTCCAGTGTTGGGGCGCGGTCCACCAGCGCTGATTGCAGCATGTCGTCCGTCCACAGCGCCCCTTCGATGTCTGCCAACAGCACCCCGTCCAGCTCTTGCTGGCCCAGTCGTGTCCCCGCATAGCGCCTGCGCACCTCGGCCAGAAACGAGAGTGCCAGATTGGCGCGGTTTGCCTCGGTTGGGGCGTGGGTCTGTACGGTAGACGACAGGCCAAGGATCTCGCGCAGCACTGGCACATTGCGCGGCGTGGTGGTCACACACATGCGCGGGTCCCGCCCTAGCCGCAGGGCAAACTGCAACATATCCCAGCTAGAGCGCGCCTTTTTCCATTTGGCCAGCTCATCCGCCCAGGCGGCGTCGAACTGCGGCCCGCGCAGGGCTTCGGGGTCGTGCGCCGAAAAGGCCTGCGCGGTGGCGCCATTGGCCCAGATCAGCTTGCGCTCGCCAGCCTTCCACGTGGGGCGACGATCAGGGGGGGGGAACAAGCAAGGATACCGCTGTCGCCCAAGATCATCACGTCGCGCACCTGATCATAGGTTTCCCCCAGCAGCGCCACACGACGGGCAGCGCCTGCATCCATTGGCAGGCTGCCCTCAACCTGACTGCGCACCCATTCGGCACCGGCGCGGGTTTTCCCTGCTCCACGCCCACCAAGAATGATCCAGGCGCGCCAATCGCCACCCGGCGGCATCTGATGCGGCAAGGCCCACTGATCAAACAGATAGGGCAGCGCGATCAGCAGCTCATCCGTCAGTTCCTCCAGAAACAT